GATTGATTTATCAAAGTTCCATCTTAGTACATACTGTAATGGTGTATGTTGTCTATACTTAGTGTTGATTAAATCAACTTTTCTTTGTTTGGTAGTACAAGAATCTAGTTCTTCTAGAATCTCGTATACTTGCATATCTTGTGTTTTCATAATATCCTTTATATGTTTTTTCTTATCGTGTCAAATACCTTTTTAGCATCTGGCTTTTTAATTAATGATGGTAAACCTTTCTCAAAAGAATCAAAATCATCATCTTTTGCAAACTGTCTCATCTTACTTGCAGACATTCCAGATACACCATCAGCGTCAGGGTCTCTTTCACCTGCAGATACTATAGTTATACTAGAATATGTGTAATCTTTTCCATTATATTTGTTTAAGAGTGTTTCAAATTCTGATACTCTATCAGAACCTACAACTAGAACCATGTCATCATACTTCTTTTCAAGCTCTTTCATTAGCTCAATAATAGTTCTACTCTTATGATCTTTTACGATATTACCAAAAGCTTTCTTTGCAAGCTTAAGTTTATCTCTGTATGGAAGGGGATCTTTGGGTTTCTTGAATGTTTTTGTCAGATAGATGAAAGGCTTCCCTTTATGAATACGGGAAGCCTTTCTAACTTTGTTTACCAGTTTCTCATGACCAGCAGTCGGTGGGTTCATTCTGCCCCATGTAATAACCGCTGTTGCCATAATTAACTACCTTTAGATTTTAAATTTAGCTGCTGGTGCATCTACTACTGTTCCAGCAAACTCGATATCTTGACCTTTATGCTGTTTGTTTGAAGTGGTATATTTCCAAGCTGCAGTACCATCAAAACCTTGCCAGTTTCCTGATACCGGACGAATCTGAATATCATTGTTTCCTGCAGTTTTGCCAGTCACATAGCCTTCATAGTATACTCCACCACCTTGAACTGCTACGATATAGTCTCCTATACCACAATCAGAGTCTCTAGTAGCGAAACTTAATGTGTATATACCATTTTCAACCTGAACATCTGTAGAAGTACCAAGGTCTGTACCAAAATTGCCTTCAGCATCGGAATCAAGTATACTTGTAGTTCCTTTTGATGAATCACCTTTCATGTACCAACCAGGCAGAGCTTCTAGAATCTCTAATGATTTGACTGTTCCTTTGTTTCCATCGGAATCTGTAGTAGCTACTGTGTTGCCGGATGCTTTTCTCGAAGTGACTGCGTGAGTGACTCCAAATCCGCCGACTGTAGCTAATGTATTATCGTCAGAATCAGTAGTTCCAGTGGTAGTCGTATCAATAGATCCTACATACTGCAGAGATGTCTCTGAGTCTGAACCTCTAAATACGAATGGTTTTCTATAACCTTTATATGCCATTTGGAGTCTCCTTAAATAATGTTAAATTGTCGACAATATATTTATTATTTACGAACTTCAAAATCTGTCAAAGATTCTAAATGTAGCTTCATTTGGTGTTTCATGAGATATGACATCCATGACTGTATAGAACCAAATGTATCACCATTATATTGCTTCATTATCTCATCTTTTTTCAGCTCGGGAGTCTCAGCAAGATCAATAAGTGTCTTATTTCTAATAAATCTACGTTGTACTTGTAGTGGCCATTCTAATGGATCACCTTTTAACATTGTCATTTGTTTCTTTGTGACTGGTGTTTGTCTAGCACCTTCAGTAATAAGTACCTCATCATCAGATAATACATTAGGAACACCATCACCAGTATCACCTTTACAGATCTTTTCAAATAGTTCATCTTCAGGATTATCTGATCTTACCCATTTTTTCTGTATGTTTGACCATTGTTTGACATTAGGATACTTCTGTAATTGTTTGAAATCACCATCAGGAGATACAATAAGAGTGGGTTCAGGTTCACAATCTTCTGGACCAGATGTCTTTTCTACAATAGTACCAATACAATCATCAGCTTCACATGTATCTACCCATACACATTTAAATGGACTATACTGTATAATATCATCACGAACCTGATTAATCATCTTAAATATACCATCCCAATCGTGTATACTATTATTTCTATTCTTTCTACGATTTGCTTTATATGGTTTAAAGTATTCTCTACGCCATGAATTAGCAGCATCCATACATACTATTGTTTCACCAAAATCATCTCTATAATCAGCATTATACTTACGTATAATATTAATCATTGTATGTCTGATAAGGTTTCTATCCTCATCAAACTCTTCTATACGTGGGAACATAGCTGACATGGCTATTGAACTAAAATCTAATAAAATCATATTATCTCCTTTGCTATTATTATTATACTAATTCCAGTGCCTAATTACACCAGCAATAATGATAAGGCATGTAATGATTTCTAATATACTCTTAAAGAAAGACTTAGGTCCAATCGATATTAAGAGTAGGCTGAGCAGTTTCTGGATTCTTGGCTGCATGATTTTGTGCTTCTATATGTGTAGGTTGATCTTTAATATCAGTGACTTTCATGTGAGCATAATCGACACCCAGCAGCCAATTTTTTCTGTCTGCTGGGTCACCATAACGATTTTTAAGTTGACTGAAACGAATCATATTATCATTACGAAGTTGATCGTTTGTAGTCATTGCAAAGAAATAATCTGCGGTCATTGGCAAACCAAATGATTCTGAAACATCAGTCATACCGACATCAGCATCATTCATTCCTTGTCTATTTGTTTGTGTAGCAGTTAATACAGGAACATTATATTCCATAGCTAGAGCACGAAGTTCTTCAGCAATAGCTTTTATCTTCTCATAACTATTTGCATTCTTAGATACGCTTAGTGAATTACAAATATTGAGATAGTCTACACAAATAACATCTGGCATAAATGTTTTCTTCATATCAAGTTCTTTAAGTAAAGATCTGAAGTGAGCAGCAGTAGCCATACCAGTAGGATATTCTTTTACTACTAATCTGCCTTGTGTTTTTGTTCTTAGTGTTTGAAATCTTTTAAGGAAATTATCTTTACCTACAGAATCTAATTCTTCTTGACTCATGTCAAGTAAATTCTGGTCAATTCTTTGTGCAATCTTTTCTTCAGCCATTTCCATAGTAATATAAAGAATATTTTTACCACGTTCAAGTAAACCTGATGCTATAGAACACATGAATAAAGATTTACCTACACCAGTACCGGCCATAATGACACCAAGTGTTTTTTCAGGTATACCACCACGTAAGATGTAATCAAAATGTTCAAGACCCGTTTCTAATTTGTTTTCTTTCTTATTATAGTAATCCCATCTTTCTTCAACTTCTTCTGTATAATCATGACCTACAGATTTATCGAATGAAGTACCAATTGCTTCATGCAACATTTCAGGTAATGCTGTCATAGGTGTTTTCTTGTCATCACCACCAATAACATTAACTGCTTTATATACTGCATTAACTATGGCACGCTCTTGACACCACATTTCTGTTTTGTTAACTAACCAGTCAGTCTTGTTTATTGGCTGTATATCTTTAGATAAGAATTCTTGTATAGAATTATAAATTGGTTCAGTTAAATCTGTTCTTGATTCAACTTCAATCTTAAGTGCAGCAGAACTAGGTAATGCATTATTCTTATTGAAGTATCTTACAATTTCTTCAAGCACAACTTTTTCATGCTTTTCTGTAAAGTAATCATCTTTAAGAAATGGTGCAACTTTTCTACAATAGTCTTCATTGACCATCATATTATATAAGATACCTTTTCTAAGTTCTGTTGAATCAACACTCATGGTTTGATTATACTCGGACTTTCATTCTTTTTAACATTTAATATATCAGCAATTATATCTGATGCCATTGCTTGAAACTTATCTTCTCTAGCATATTTTTCTGCATCTTCGATAGTGAGAAACTCAACCATAAAATTAAACTTATCTTCTTTAAGTTCCATATCTACTGGTCTCCATATAACACCTTCATATTTATGACCTTTACCGGTGACTTTAATCCATTCACCACCTTCAGGGTCTACGTATGATTTAAAATTTTTAGGATTGTTTTTTGACATTCCATGGCCTCCTATATTCTATATTGTTTTTAAATTCATCTGTGAATATTCCATCTACTCTTATAGTGTATGTCCATTGTGGATTAGGATCAACACCATGATAATTAAGATCATGAAATACATAGCAATTACTATTTACATAGTGTTTCTTATCATTTTCTTGGTCGTATATAAAACTCCTTTTGTTTTTTGCTGGACATAACATAATTGAATGATGATCACTACCCATTACAAATGGATTATTATCTCTATGTACTGTAATATGTTGAGAACTATCCACACCAAATATATTTACTCTACCAATTTGTTTAAATGGCAGTTTTGACCATATCCATTTAATTGTACCTGGAAATAATTTCTTTGCTTCATCTGGAATATACTTACCATGAATATGTTCTTGCTCATTCCACTGTGACCACATGACTGGATATACATCTCTCCATGGGTAATAAGCACCTTTAGAGAACTTAAGATACCTTTCCATAATCTTTTGCTTTTTAAAATCATCAACTGGTAGTGACTTAATTCTTTGTTCTTCATCTTCTGATAATGCCTGCCTAGCATATTTTACATCCAAAAACTCTGAATCAAAAAATTTGGTATAAGCATCACCACGACTATAGTCATCACCAACGCTAAAGATAGTATTGTCAGTAATGGACATACCCCATACCACTTCTTGATGAATTTCCTTAGCAGTGTCTTCATTGAGTAGATCTAAATGTAAGTATGGCTGATCATTAATCGTTATCAGCGGTTGTATCTTCTTCGACAGCTTCTTCGACATGTTCCTCCACTACAGCTTTAATAGAACCAATTGCATATCTTTCTTTTATATCATCTGCAAATCCAGCTTTAAGAAGTGGAATCCAGTAATCAGATGAATTGGTTTCAGCTTTTCTTTTCTTTAAAAATACTTCTCCTGTTTTAGGATTAGTACCTTCGAACCAACCGACAGATGGTTTAGTCACCCATCCAAGTTCTAGTCCTATATCAAGAAGGCCTGACCATTTGTTAATGCCACCTTCCCATGATATTGATAATGGAAGTCTTGTTTTTTCTCTAACAAATCTAGATTTTTCAACACCCATCATAAAGTTATAACCTGAGATTTCAGTACCATCTTTTTCTTGTTGCCTACCCATAAATAAGATTTGATTTGCTGAGTAATAGATACCTGTACCACCAGACATAATGTCTTTAGGGAACATTCCAATCTCTTTATATGTATGATTTACCGCAATTAATGGTATATCTCTTGTTGTAAGATAAGGTGTTGTAATTCTAAATAATGATTTAAGTGCTTTAGCTCTTGACATATCTGCAACTGACTTACCATCAAGTGCATCTTCAAGTTCTTTCTTAGAAGCTAAATTACCTACAGAATCAATTACAATAATAACCTTATCGCCTTTGTCTATTTCTTCTAGTTGTTTTGTAATATCAAACTTAAGTTGTTCTACATGTTCGATTGGTGTATGTATACATCTTTGTGGATCTACATTCATACTTTCAAGATATTCAGGTGTAATACCAAATTCTGTATCATATAATAGACATACAGCATCTTCATACTTTTTAAGATATGCTGCAGCCATAAGTAGAGCTAAGTTTGATTTAAAGTGTTTTGATGGACCAGCCAGTACGGTTAATCCTGGTGTCAGACCACCTTCAACAGAACCAGATAATGCAATATTCACAACAGGTATATCTGTTGGAACCATATCTTTCTTGTTAAATAATGCTGAGTCTGAAAGTACTGCCGTTGACTTGACAGTTGAAGTTTTTTTGAGTTTTTCTAGTAGTGACATAATATTCCTTTGTTGGTTGTTTTATGAAGAGTATACCAACTCCTGATATATTTATACCACTACTAGAGATTTTTTTTAGATTATCCTTTCAGATATTCAGGCTCACCTTTATTAATCTTAATGGCTTTAGGCTTCTTTTCTTCTGGAAGCTTGTATTCCAATTCGACTACTAGCATACCATTTGAAATGGCTGCATTGGTGACTTCAATATATTCTTGAAGTTTGAAAGTTTTTTTGAACTTTCTAGCAGAGATACCTTTAAACAAATACTCTTTGTCTTCAGCATCATTCTTGCCTTGTGTATTACCTGTGATGAATAACTCACCATCTTTGACTGTGACATCAATATCTTTCTCACCAAAACCAGCGATAGCAAGTTCAATAGCGAACTTATCTTCACCTGTTTTAACAATGTTATGTGGTGGATAGTTATCGATGTTTGACCAATGTGTTGAGTTTAGTTCATCGAAAAGACGGTCAAATCCGATAAAGGCAGACCTTGGGAATGTAATTGCGTTCATAGTTTCCTCCTTTAAAAAGCAAGTTTACAAATGACTCCTGATTATCAGCAAGTCAATATATTTATACTCGAAGCCCCTAATTTTTTCAACGCAGTTTATATTTGCATTGTCAGTAGTAGCTATAATGTCCGATCATTGCAAGTCCAAGTGGCATGAAAATAGTACTAAGTAAGATACTAAGGTCACGCGCAACTTCACAGAATCTACAAGTTTTCGGATGTTCAGCTTTCCAGTGGTTTAGGCGTTTCTTCATTACAAAATATTTAATTGGATTATACTCCGTTAATTGATAAATAGGTGATATATTATTGACCATTTTGACAATGATCTAAAGAATATTCTTTTTATAACTTCTTGTTATATTTAGATTTGCGTGGTATGACTTTAGTTTTGTCAGTTTCTACTTTGTGACCGTAAGGGGTATCATGGCCAAACAACTCCTTGTGTGCCCTTGTTTTTCCATGTTCCGTCTGTGTTGTAATGCGTTGGATACGCTTTCGTTTTGTCATATTCTTTTAACACTTTATCGATCTCATAACCATTATCGGTTTGCATTGATCTAAATCTATTTAATGTCTCATTATTAGGATCTAGTTTATGTACCTCAATCGCTAGATAATGTATTACCTTTTCATCCATAGATGTTTTTAAATGTTTTCCCATTACGTATTGTCTCCTTCCGTATATTTCAACATTCCTTGTTTATCAAAAGTTTTGTGATGTGCATTTCTATCTTTAGTAATATCAAATAAAGTATATGTTTTGATCTTCTTATCTTGTAAAGTAAATATACTCATAGCAACAATAGCCATAGCTAATGGTGCGAGTATTACAATATATCCTTGTAATTCTTCTGGTGTCATGTCTTTGTACCTACTGTTCTTCTTATAATATCATTATGATTGAACTCTGCCCAATATAATTCAAAAGCTACACCATCTTTAAGACCTTCAAATTGGTGTATCTTGCCAGGTTTTACTTGTGTAAATTCTCCTGGATTTAAAATAGTTTCATCAATAAGACCTTCTTGATCCTCCTGCCAAACTCTTATTAGCATTTGTCCAGACTCTACATAAAAGCCATTCCATTTGAACTGATGTTCATGTTCACTACATTTATATCCCGCTTTGTATTCTATGCGGTGGAATTCAAGCGCGCCGTTAGCAGCTATCAGCTCAGTTTGACCCCATATTTTTCCAGCTTTGATACTCATATAAATATAATACTATATTATGGAGATTATTTTACATGGCGATCAAAAAAAATCATAGGGTATATTGCACCTATTTTCCTGACGGCAGATACTATATCGGTTATTCAGGCAAAACTGACAAACAATTTGAAAAGTATTACGGTAGCTCAAACATTATCAAAGAGTATACCAATGATGACTTACATAAGGATATTGTCTTTGAAAGTGAGAAGAAGAATGAAGCTAAAATACAGGAGTTTCTATTACAGTGGCAGCAAAGAGATGATGAGAACTGTATAAATGATATGATTCATTTAAGACTAAGACTGACACATTTAAGAGATTTTAAACCAATTAAATGGAAACCTAGAGATGTACCAGCCTGAGGCTCAGTATTTTTTATATAATGAATTTGGATATAAGACAGATTTCGATAAGTTCTTAGAATATCTATCTACATATCAAAAAGCTTTAAGAGAAGATTTCTTTAGAAATAAAGAGCAGACTATTGCAGATGTAGTCAAACAAGAAGGTTTTGAAAATGCAAAGCCAAGGATAACACAACAATATAATTTTCAGAATGAGAGATGGGCTCCACCAAAAGAATCTAGATATGCATTACAAGATGCTGTTAAAGTGGATGGTAAGACAGACTATAGTGGTTGGACAAGTATGCAAATAAAATATTATTCAAATGGACCAGATAAAGTACAAGATCCTGCACCTATGATATGGGTAAATAAAAGATTTCCAACAGCAACAAAACTAATTAAAGAGTTTGGTGATGATTGTCCAATCATGGATTATGTCATGTTAAAACCAAACACCGTTCTATCAAGACATACTGGTGCAACAAACATTGGTTCTAATAGAGTACGTATACATTTGCCAATCATTATACCTGATGGTAGATGTTTTCTAGAAATAAACGGTAAACCAATTTATTGGAAAGATGGACCATTTGGATTCAATGATGAATATGTGCATAGTGCTTGTAATTTAACTAATCAATATAGAGTTATATGGATGATGGATATGGAAAGAGAAAGAGTTGGATTACCATATTGCACAGGTGCTGATACTACATTAAATAAACCATTAGATGAGGAAATAGACTATGAAAGAATATGAAGATTTCAAGGCCAATATATCTAATGATGATAGGACCAAGAACTACAAATATTTTAGAGAACTAGACGTACCTGGCTGGGAAAAAGTCAGAGACGAGATGCTTAAGTTTACTACAAAGACTAGACCGGAAATATCTCTTGGTATGGGTAAACCATTGTGGAGAAGATGTTGGCCAGAACCATATAAAGGATTAAAAGATGCGTGTCCATCTTTATGGGATATATTTGAACCATTATTTGGTGAGATTAGAAGTGTAGGATTCTTTGTTATGTTATCTAGAGATTGTTCTATACATACAGATAATTATGATGCAGTTGGTGATGGTTTACCAGAAGCAACAAAAAGAATCAATATACCTATTCAGAATTGTGCTTTAACACACACAAGATGGTTTATAGCTCATGGTGTTCCAGATATTGCAGCTTACGATGGACCAAATCTTACAGCACCTGTTGCAAGACCAGTTGATTTAAAAAAGATGGCTAATCCAGAATCTATAAAGAGTGTTATTGGTAAAATGCAATATGAACATTTGATGGGTGAGAAGGTAGAGGTAAGTGGTAAATCTCATATTGTAGAATATGCTGGTTTAAAATCAAAAGATGGTAAGAAAGTATTTGTACCTGATGGTACACATTACAATACTTTTCATGAAGATGAAGTGACTGAAGTTTCAAGAGTAGAGTTATTGAAACCAACTATTATAAGAGTAAACGAACCACATCAGGTTGTAATAGATAAAGGTTGGAATTTTCCAAGAGTAGCAGCAACCGTAGGATTTAAAGATGAAGACAGACTTCCCATTTAAAGAGATAGATATACCAAACCTAGACAAGGTTATAACTGAGCTACAAAACTATACAAAGAACATACATCCAGGTTTATATCAAGCCATAAATACAGATACACCATTTTCTAGATTAGCAGCAGAAGCAATGTGGGAAAAACAATATGAAGTAGATGTTGGTATGTGGAGAAATGCTTATCCAGACATATATCAAGATGTATTAGAAGAATGTCCTACAGTACAAGAATCATTAAAAGAATATGGTGAAGTTGTTAACTTAGCATTCTTTTGTTTATGGCAGAAAGAATCACCTATACATTCAGATGATACTGTTATGCATTTGTATGATCAAAAAACAAGAATGAATCCAGAACATAAGCATCTATATGAAAAGTTTCCTGATTTTATTGTTAAGTCTAGAATTAATATACCACTATTCAATTGTGAAAAATCTAGGACTGTGTGGTGGGATCCTATAGTAGAAAAGAATTTTATTTTAAATGGTCCTATCAGAACTTATAAAGAACATGAATGTAATAAACTTGCAGAGATTACATTATCAAAAGCCACAATATTAAGAGTGGATATACCTCATCAAGTTGTAAACGATGGCTGGAGATTTCCAAGATTAGCAGCCACATTAACTATGGATAAAGATCTTACATGCTTCCTTACAAAGAATTAGACATACCAGAATTAGATAAAATTCAAAAAGAGCTAAGGAGATATACACAGATATTGCATCCAGATCTGTTTACGGCTGTGAATACAGGTATTTCTACACTACTATCAGTAATGCAAGTAAATGAATTAAATGGTAAAGGTGGTTTCTGGAGAAACTCATATCCAGATATTTATGATGACATATTAAAGGAATGTCCAACATTACAAAAGTCATTTCAAGAATATGGTAATATTATAAATGTAGCATTCTTTTGTTTATGGCAGAAAGAATCACCAATACATAGTGATGATGTTGTTATGGATTTACATACAGGTAAATTTAGAGCTGATCCATTACATGAGCGTGAGTATGTTCTTCCACCATGGGATATCAAGACTCGTATCAATATACCTATCAATAATTGTGAAAAATCAAGAACTATTTGGTGGAAACCACGAAAAGAAAAAAAAATGAAGCGAATGAAATTTAGAACTTATAATTCTTGGGATTGTGATAAGATAGCAGAGTTGACCTTAAATAAGGCCACTCTGCTTAGAGTAGATATTCCACATCAGGTTATAAATGATGGATGGAGATTTCCAAGAATTGCTGCAACGATAACAACAGACCAAGATCTGACTGATTATCTTTAAGCAGCTACTTCTTTCCAACCCCAATCACCTTCCAAACCATTCACTGAATATTCTGTGACTCTTTTCTCAAAGAAGTTATCATGAGATACTCCGTTTAGTACCCAATCTAACCATGGTAGTGGATTGTCTTTAGCTTTGAATTTTGCTTTTAATCCTAATTGTAATAATCTTCTATCCGCGATGTGTCTGATATATTCTTTTACTTCTTCAATAGCAAGTCCTTCAACTTTGTTATTATCATAAGCAAGATCTATAAATCTATCCTCTAACTTAACAGCATTTCTTGCCATTTGATAGATTTTAGATTTTAATTCATCATTCACTATACGTGGATGTTCTTCGCAGAATGTTCTAAATAATTTTGCATTACCTTGAACGTGTAGTGTTTCATCTCTAATAGACCACTCAACAATAGTTCCCATACCTTTCATTTTACCGAAACGCTGGAAATTAAGTAGCATTACAAATGAAGCGAACAGACTCATACCTTCATTGAATACAGACTGAGCTAGCGCGAGTGCTAGACCAGTATGAGATGTAATATTATTGTTAGCCATAAAGTCTAACTTATCTGACATCTCACTGAACTCTAAAAATTTATGAAATTCTGATTCAGGCAAACCAAGCGTGTCATTCAATAGAGCATAAGCTCTTTGATGAACACCTTCTCTACCAGCAAACGATGCAAGCATAGTTCTTACTTCATTATTTCTCATCTTTGGAATAAGAAAGTCATGATAGTTAGCACCAACTTGAACATCAGATTGAGTAAATAACCGCAATACATTCACAATAAAGTCTTTTTCTTGGTCCGATAATTTAGTGCGCCAGTCTTGAACATCTTCTGATAGCTCTGCTTCATCCTCAACCCAATGAACCTCTTCATGTTTCTTCGTAAGCTCTACAGCCCACGGATAATTAAAAGGTTTATAAGCCTTACTGTCTTCTAATACAGTCATTTTACTTCTCCTTATTTACTTTTTTTCGTCTAAAACGATTTGCTCTTCCAATGATTTGATACGCTCATTCATTCTAAAGATAACTGAACACAAAGATTTCATATCTTGTGCATTCGGATTACCTCTAGCGATGGTACGATCTAACATTGTCTGTAGCTCCTCGGTATAACTAATTTTATCAGCCATACTTTCCTCCTTCGCTTGGTCTAACCTTCACAGGCTCGACATTCATCGTCATTGTTTTGCTCTTGCCCTTTATTTATTCGGAGCATGAACTCGTCATAACCACCTACATATTCACCTTTAAGATAAATTTGTGGGACAGTCTTAACATCTTTCCTTCCAGTCACTTCCGCAGCTGTTTTACCAAGTTTTTCAATATTGATAAAATCATACGGAATTCCTAGAATTCGGAATTCTTCTTTAGCCATATGACAGAATGGACAATCATCTTTTCCATATATAACATTTCTGTCATTATCAACAAGAGCTACTCTAGCAACTTTATTAGCTACAGTTTCTGCTCTTACTTTAGATTCTGTTCTTAAATAATACAAACCTTTTAATCCTTCTTTCCATGCTTTTAAATGCACGTCATTTACATAAGATCTATCACAACCAGATGGGAAAAATAAATTCACACTTTGACCTTGACAAATAAATTGTTGTCTATCTGCAGAATGTTGAACAACCCAACTTTGATCAAGTTCATCTGCTGTTTTAAATAATGTCTTTTCTTCATCGCTTAAAAAGGTTAAATGTTGTACAGAACCCTTATTAGTAATAATACTCTTCCATACGCCATTTTTATTTTCTTTTTTACTTTCTAAGAGTCTTTGTAGATATTTGTTTTTAACCAGGAAACTACCTGCTCTCGTTCTATGAGTGTATGCATTAGCTTTTAGCGGTTCAATACTAGGAGAAGTAGAAAGAATGATACCACTAGAAGCGTTGGGAGCGATTGCCAATAGGTGAGAATTACGTTTACCACTTCCATGACCGTCTAAATACTCTCCTCTTTGTACCGCCAATAATTCTGTTTGTTCATTTGCTCTCTCCTTTATTGTCTTAAATATATTAGTATTATACTCACGAGCCACCTCCGTTTGCCAAGAACATCCTTTTCTTTGTAAGTAAGAATGAAAACCCATAGCTCCTAGACCTAATGATCTTTCTCGTGCTGCTGAAAACTTAGCTCTTTCAATTGTATTTGGTGCATTTTTAATAAAGTATTCTAATACGTTATCTAACATGGTGATTAGATCTTGTACAATATTAGTATCTTTCCAATCATCATAGTATTCTAAATTAAGTGATGATAAACAACATACCGCAGTTCTATCTTCACTTGTAGGTAAATGTATTTCATTACATAGATTAGAACCATTAATTTTTAGAC